GGGGCGGGGGCTTTCTTTTTATTTTGTGGTGATTCCTTGACCGCCCTTTCGGGAGGCTCTTTCTTTGCAGTCTCCGCTAATCCACTGATAAAGCCATATTTCAACAATCGCTTTGCACGAGCTTCATCAAGCTCAATCGTTTCCCCGGGTAGTTTCATTGAACCATCTACATTCTTAAATAGTTTTATTACTTTGCATTCCATGATATCAGCCTTTCAATAAGAGGGGGGAGAAGCCCCCCTCCTATGGATTTTTAACAAGATCAAGCAACATCAGAAGCGGCAACAGTCTGCACCGGCGTGTAACGAGCATTGTCCCGAACTAGCACAGCCCCTGTCAGCATCGCCCCACTGGTAGTGACTGCAATAGCAATGTGGGTATAGGCAGCAACGGCAGCGGTAGCTTTCGTCATTTGAGCGCCATCTATCTCTAGATATCCGATTGCCCGGGTTGTCGCCAGGGTAAGCGGTGCGCCAACTCTCGATATAGTAATAGCTGTCTCTCCCGGCTCGGTTGCAACAAGTGTCACAACTCCCAAAGCACTGGTAGCCGTAACCCCGGGCACTCCTGCAGTGACATGATTCAGGGCAAGCACTAAACTTGCAGCATCGGCTGTATCGTCTCCCGACTGATCCCATACCCTGTTGGGAAGGTCAGCAGCAGCAGCAGCGGTAAAGGTTAATCCGTTAACTGTCAGCGTATTACCTACTGCCGTAGTAACACAAGTTACTGTAGCCTCCGCCACTCCCGTATTCGCTGTGATCGTAGCAGTAATAGCTGCTATTGCCTGGGCCCCGGTTGCTCCTGCGTCCCGGGCTTCCCATGCTGCCATAATACAGGTAGCCGCGGCTGCCATAGCCCCAACCTCTACAACAAAGAGCGCCTTGCGGCATTTCTTCATGTTGTAATAAGGACTAGTGGCCAGACCAGTCAAGTTCTCTGGTACAATAGCCGTGTCAACCTTTAATCTTTCGCTCAATAAATTAGCCATAGTTTTTTACTCCTGTTTTGATCGGGAGGGGGTATATAGCCCCCCCCTCCCTGAGATTTTTACAGCAATACTACAAAAGGACTGACCTGAGATACACCGTCACGTTGTGTTAACGGAGTCGTCAGCCAAGGCTGTCCGTCAACATTCCAAAATGCCTTGATGATTGTCTTGTTAGATTTGAAGTAATACCCATCAGACATATCGATGGTGATTCCCGAGCCGTCTTTGATGAGGTAATAATTGAGATCCACCAGTACCAGATCACCTTGAGCACCGAGCACAGGGCTCTGGTCATTGAGCAGCAGCGGAAATCCAAGCAATGTTCCAGGTGCGCCCTCTCTGGCGCTAGGCTGCCAGACGTTATGGTTGCCAACATCGACCATCGCCATGAGCTGGGGAAGGGTGGTCTGAGAAGCAATCCAAACCGCTGGGCCACCGAACATGAATGCTGAATACATGCCAATAACATCAGCATAGGCAATTGCACCCGCACCAGCCCTTGCCACATTAATCGTCGATCCATGACCGATGATACCGGCAGGCTGTCCAACACCAGTACCGGTCAGGAAGGCGTCCTCTTCAGCTCCGATAATCGCCAGGCGGAGTAGCTTAGAAACTAGAGCTCCAGCAGCCGCCGAGTTGCGAAGCAATTTGTCCGTCACGACAACATGGGCTGCTACTTCCTGGGGCTCAAGCTTGACCTCAAGCAGTGCCGGTTCAGTCTCAGGCTTGTTGCCAGCTTCAGCAATCCAGTTCACGGTAACACCGGCATATATACCGTTTGCCCCGGTCTGATTCAGGGCAGGCATGGTAATAGCTGCATCGGGAGGAGACCCGGCAGGAATTACATTTGCACGGGGACGGAATATTGCAGACGCTACTTCAAGCTGCAACATAGTTTGTGAAAACTGCTCTGGTACAATAAATCCGCCCGCTGTGCCGACACCCATCGACATAGCGCGATTCTCACTGTCAAGCACCCTTTCCCGAAAAGTCAGTGCCGGATGTGCATGATTCCATCGGACTGCCTGTAGGAAATCGCCGAAAGTACGGAAATCATTATCAGTCGGCTTGGGCTCTTCCGGGTCCGTGATTGCAGCCCGGATCTCTTCTGGAGTGCTTCCTGCCCTCTGGTTCTGTATATCCTGTGCCTCTTTGATCTGCATATCATAAGCAGAGACACGGGCCTGAAGGTCTTCTACTTCTTTCAGTTCATCGTCAGTATATGCACGATTCTCGGCCACAACATGATCAAGCAATTCCTGCCGCTTGACCAACAGTTCGTCCTTCTCGCGCATGAGTTTTAAAATGTCCATACTGTTACTCCTTATTTATTCGATTTTCGCATCTGCTCAAGATTGTCTCTGGCATCCTGACGAACTTTCAGCACCGCTGCGCTGGCCTCACCAGACGCCTCTGGTTCCGGCTTGTTCCTTAACGCCAAATCCTTACCCCGAGCTTGTACGCTTGTATCCTCATAGGCCGGATAACTTACCGGCGAATAGTCATAGATATGTGAAAACTCCAAAATCTCCCTTGTTTCGATCTTTGCCCCGTCGATCTCATCTGTGCTCCATGTCTCACCATCCCGCTCAATATCAAAAGCAAAAGACATCTTATCAATGACACCGTTCCTGATAGCCTCGTGTCCGTTTCGACCCCAGACCGTCTTTGAAACGTCGGCACGGATAAAAACACCCTTCTCATCTTCCTTTGTTTCGAGGGTGCCATTACTATGCCGGGCCATCGGTTGTGCAGACTCATGGTCCCAGAGCACCATTTCATCAGCAGTTTTCAAGGCTTCCGTAGCAGCTCCCTTTCTAATGATCTCACGGAATCCCCAAAGCGGAGCATAGACATCATATACAATCGGATATCCCTCGATAATGAGTTTACTTTCCTCTTCTATTGCTCTCATCTCCTGGTTAAAGGATATATACCGGCGTTCGGGTTCGGGAGAACTTTTTTCTTCCCTTTCATCCCAAATCGAATTACAGATTGCAAATCTCTGATCTTTGTCAGGATAATCTTCATTCATTACTTCATCCGACATACACCGATCAAGAAAATCTTTTTTCTTCTCTCCATCTTTTGGTTCAGGCATTGGCATTTCGTGCCTCCTGGTAATTATTTACTTAGCCCATTACGGCCATTATTCCACAGTCACATCCATCATGATAGGGTGGATGAAAACGCTTGCTTGTTACAATCAGGGGCTTTTCGGCCCCTTCCGGCTGAAACGAACCTGCAAACAGGAAGGGCTGATCTATACCAACAATCTTTCCATTGAGATTATTACAGTAGGGGCAATTTGTACCGTATGCTACGGATATAATCTTCATGATCCCCGCAAGTGCAAATACAGAACGTGTGAAGGCATTCTCGGCCCGTACCGATTCCCTCATAGCTATCTTACCTGGTCTCTTCTCTTCCCATTCATCTAAACGCTTCCCCACAGCCTCGGCCACATCCTCGTGTTGCTCTTCAGCTTCCTTGATTACTGCCTTTAGTTGTCCCTGTGATCCCTCGACATGCCTTTTGACATAAGATTCCCGATATTGCGATTGGAACCGATCATACTGTATGCCGACATCCAGCTCACTTTCGATTTCCTGGAGAGCAATCGGCAGAATAGCCTCTGCATGAGAAGCCAGAAGAGGGGCAGCAAGGGTATCGACTTTCTTTGAAAATGAAGGATAGAACCGCTCCAGCCAGACCCCAAACTCCTTTGCATCCTTTTCACCGAGCATCTTCTTTATTGCTTTCTTTATTTCTTTTACCTCTGCAGTTACTACCTGCTCGCCGTAAGCCTCATATTGTTTTTTATAGGCTATGGTTATCTTTCTGCGCAATGCTGCTGTTCTCTCTTGAACAACCAGGACCGACCGCTTTATACTATCTGCTTCAATTGTCAATGGCTGCTTTGTAAGAACAAGCTCTTTATTGACCATGTTCAAAGGCATCATATAGACCTTGCCCAATCCGTTGGGTTGTGGGTTTATATCCTCAAGGGCCCTGACCTGATCTGCATTGAATACACCGCGATCAAGCATAGCATTATAGAAGTTTGTCCGTGCCTCTATATCCCCCCGGAGTAATCCCTTGAGTTCAAACTTGATAAAATGAGTTTTCCTTTCATCCCCATCGAAGAGATAAATATTCATTGCCTGTTCAATCTGTGTCGTAATCGGCAAGAGTGAATACATAACGAGCTCGATACCCTGCTGTTCAATATTACTGAATGTTGCCCGGCTCAATTCCCGTAGAATATGTGGGGGCAGGTTCGTCCAGCGGGCCACCTCAACAACTGAGAACTGTCTTGATTCAAGGGCTTGCGCCTTTACTGCATCTATTTCCTGCTGGTCAACCTTTGCCCCTCCTGTCAGAAAGATTGCTTTCCAGCTATTACCGAGATCGCCATATGTCTCATTAAAGTCTTTTTGCAAACCCAGGCGCGTCTCCTCTTTCATGGGTCCATCGGCTGATACAAACACGCCCGCCTTGGTTCCTTGCCCAAAGAAATGAGCCACAAACTCCTCCTGTGCTTTGACTATTCCAAGGGACTCGCGAGCATAATGAACGATCCCCTTCCCGGTGACCCCCGCCAGACTGATATGGGGAATATGAAGTACATTTTCCCGAGGGATGTATGTTACCTGACCATTGGCATCGTGCGTAGTAATATAATTGGGATGTGCCCGGTCTATCCATGTTCTGTCTGGTAGGAGGGGTAAGAGCTCTTGATTTTGATAGCTACGTTTTTCTATATATGTATACCAATTACCCCAAAGGTATTTATGCATGATTGAGGTGTAGATCCACTGCCAAGCGGTCAAGTAGCTTTTATTAGGTTTATTATGAATCCTGTCATATAGTGGATGATCGGGAGCGGGCTCCCTGCCCCCATTAGAAGTTCTGCGGTAGATTGCCCGGGGAAGGCTCGCGAGCGTACTAGCAAGAAAATTCAATGCTGCAAATAGTGCCGAAATAGTAAGAGAAGAGGATTCATTGATATTCGTTCCGGCTGCTGTCCTTACCGAAGTAGCATTACCCCAGATCCTCTCCCACTCTCCGCTACGTTTAAATATTGCATGAGCAGCCAATTTAAGCCTTTGCCCTATTTTCATACAGCCCATACCTCAACTTCAGATTGCGGCTCTGTTCCAAGCACTGCCCGATGAAGTGCCATGATGGAGGCCACGACTCCATCTATTCGTTTCCCTGATTTATCACGTTGCGGTTTCATCGGCATGATGTTTCCCTGCCGATCACTCTTCACTTCTGTACAAGAAATCATCCACGTCATAATGGGATTATCACCATGTGCGATTTCCCTCCCGAGTACCTTTTTCTCAAAAGTATCCGTACCCACTGCCATGCCAGAATACCGCTGAAATATCGGGACCATAGTAAATCCTGCTTCCTGCAGATGATTGACTATCTCCTGGGCCTTCCAGGGATCATATGCGATCTCCTGGATGTTGTATTTCTCAGCATCCAACAGAACCTGTTGCTCGATGAAATCATAATCGATAACATCACCCGGTGTGGAGATCACAAATCCTTTTTCGATCCAGTATGAATAGGGAACCTTATCCTTGTGCTCCTTCTCGATGATGTTTTCACCAGGTATGAAGAAACGATAGAGGAATTGATATTTTTCCTCATCTTCTTCAGGAGGGAAGCAAAGCACAACCGCTGTTATATCCTGTGATGCAGAAAGGTCTATTCCCACATAGCATTTCCGACCAGATAGAGACTCTTCTTCAATCGGGAAATCACACTTCTTCCAGGTCTCATCAAGAATCCAGCGGCTTTCCGCTTGCGTCCAAATATTCAGGTGCTTTGTTTTGATTTTGTTCTGCTTAGATGGGCTGAGCAGTGCCGCCTGAATACGGTTCTCCAAATATTCCCAGCGTACAGACACACCTAGGTTAGGATTCGATTTGATCCATACATCCCGATCCGTCCAGTCGTCATCTTCATCAAGGGAATAGATAAGGCAGAAAAAGGTTTCTGGTACCGGCTCTATCGATCGCTCGAGCACCTGAATAGCCAATGTATGCTCTTCCTGATAGCAGGCTGAGTTCTTGTCGAATCCGGCAGTTGTGATGATATAAATAAGAGGCTGCTCACGAGAACCAAGAGCAGATTCCATGACCTCAAGCATGGAGTTGTCTCGATGGGCATGATATTCGTCAACGAGTACGAAATGCGGGTTCAATGCATCTTCAGTATGAGAATCCTTTCCCAAGGGTCTCATCCTAGCTGCCGTTCCGGGTATGACAACCGTTGAACTCTGTCTATAGG